AAAAAAGTCGGGCATGTGAGTGTAAATAAATACATCCATGCCTGACATATATACCGTTTTATCCTCCTTGTGGCCAGTGTTTATTGGCTTCATCACTCTTGTCGTAGTTCTCGCCAGAATGCATTACAATATCGAAAGTATTAACGAAAAAGTGAAAGTTTTATTTGATTTTCATAATAAAAGAAAAAATAAAGGCGATTAAATTTTGAAATTCACAACTCTATACGGCAAAGAGAAGCCACTAAGAAACCCACACAAGTACAAAATCAAGTGGAACGGTAAATGTCGTAGCAAATTTCAAGCAGAAGTCAGAAAATACCTATATAAATACTGGAAATATGACGCTGTTTATGAGGAGTTTAGGGTGGTTGGGACTCAACTTTCATTAGATTTTTACAATCACACAGAAAAAATAGCAATCGAAGTTCAAGGAGCGCAACACTTACAGTTTGTTAAGCATTTTCATAAAACCCGTGCTAATTTTTTGCGTCAAATACGTAGAGATGACAAAAAAATAGAGTTTTGTGAATTGAATCAAATAAAACTGATAGAAATATATCCAGATGACAAATTGTCTGAAGAATTTTTCGCAAAACTTTTGGGGTAGTGTAAAAGAATTTAAATGGAGACACCAAAATTTAACGAATTCAAATTGCCCCAAAAGATACTTAGCCAACTCTATGAGTTGACTGGCGGAGCCGAAGCCTACAAAGGCTTTATCATTGCTTATTGTGACGAAAACGGTACTCCAATAATTTATACAAGCTGCGATTCTCAAATTACAGAGTCTGGATTAATCAAATCAATAGAAGACTATATTAACGATTATTCCGAAAACGGACTAGAAATTGACGAAGAAGCTTGAATAAGCCTTGACAATGTACAAATCATATGTATTATTTTGATACATATGATATATAGTTTAGAAGTTGAGAAGCAGGTCCTAGCGGCATTCATCCAAAAGCCGAAAGTTTTAGTTAACTTTATGCACTTGATCGGGGAGTCGGATTTTTACGACGGATCTCTTTTACACAGAACTCTTTTCGCCGTTCTTAAAAAAGCTTGCCAGCAAGACGAGTCTATAGACGAAATCGTGCTAGTTCAAAGAATTTTAGATCTAGGCATCAAATTTGAAGAAGATATTACGTTGATAGACTATGTTCGCTCTCTTTCAATGAGAAAGGTCAACTCAGAAGAAAAGATTGAATCTTCAATTAAAGAATTGAAGAAATATAGCGTACGCAGAGAAATAAACAAGACTGCAAAAAAAATTGCAGACTCAATGAAAAGCATCTCTCCAGAAACATCTTACCTCAAAATCATAGAATCTGCTGATCAAATCTACAACGAAAAGATCAACATGTTTGAAGTTGGATCGGATGTTCCAGAAAATATCTACGAACAAATGGAAGACTTCATCGAAGATCGAGGAAATAATCCAGTAGATGAATTTGGCATGATGGGGCCTCACGAAAAAATCAACGACATTTATGGTTCACTCTTGCGACCAGGCAATATTACTGTTATTGTTGCTCGCTCTGGCGTAGGTAAAACTCAGTTTTGCATGGACTACGCCACCAAGGTTTCTGCACAATATGATGTGCCAGTCCTACACTTCGACAATGGTGAGATGAGCAAAGAAGAGCTTATTGTTCGTCAGTGCGCAGCTTTATCTGGCGTTCCTGCTTATTTGTTAGAAAGCGGAAAGTGGAGGCAAGCTGGTGAGGATACGGTTGCTAAAGTTCGTTCTGTTTGGAGCAAAGTCAAAAAACTAAAATTCTATTATTACAATGTTGGTGGCATGGATGTCGACTCTATGATAAATACTTTAAAAAGGTTTTACTACTCTAAGGTTGGGCGCGGGAACGCCATGGTATTTTCTTTTGATTATATTAAGACATCGTCAGACGGCATGAGTGGGAACAAAAACGAGTGGCAACTTGTCGGCGAAATGGTTGACAAGTTTAAAAAATGCATCCAAAAAGAAATACTGGAAGATGGTGGTCCAGTTATACCAATGATCACATCCGTGCAGTCAAATCGTAGCGGCATTACCACCAATCGTCAAAGTGCAAATATTATTGATGACGAATCTATTGTATCTCTCTCTGACCGCATTACTCAGTTTTGTTCTCACATGTTTATTCTTAGACAAAAAACTCACGATGAGATTGCAGAAGAGGGAAGCCAATTCGGAACACATAAACTTGTTAATGTTAAATCTCGCCACTTGGGTAAAGATATAGCTGGCGCTGTTGAGCCAGTTCAAGTTGACGACAATCTGCGCAAGAATTTTATTAACCTTGCATTTAAAAATTTCAATATCACCGAGTATGGCGACTTACGAGACATTGTTGCCTTCAGGAATACTGGAGGAGATTTAGTTCAAAGCAATTCTGCATCAATCCCATCTTTTGACGACCTATGAACGAATACAGACATTCATTAGAAAAATTAGGCTACCCACTGCAAGATTGTGGTAACCACTGGCGAAGCAGAGCAATTTACCGTAATGGAAAAACGAATACTTCTCTTATTATATATAAAGATACTGGCGTATGGAAAGACTTCGGCGGCGATAATCAAGCAAAGCCATTTACAGCCTTGGTTAAAGAGACGCTGAGAACAGAAGACCCTAAAGCTCTAAAAGAGTATTTAATTAACAATCCAGATTCTTATCAGAAACCCAAACCCAAAGAAGAAAAAATAGAAATGGAAAAAGTATATCCAGATTCATACTTAGACAAACTACTGCCGATGAAAACCTTTTATGAAAAAAGAGGGATCTCAGCAGGGACACAAGACAAGTTTAAATGCGGTTATGCTGGCGGTGGCAAAATGTATCGTAGGATTGTTTTCCCTATTTATAATTTAGATAATCAAATTCATGGTTTTTCTGGTCGCAGTGTTACTGATGGCGAAAATACACCCAAGTGGAAACACATGGGCCGCAAAACAAACTGGATTTATCCGCACCATCTTTCTCACAAAGACATAGAAGAAAAAGAAGAAGTCATACTCGTAGAAAGTATCGGCGACTGTATGGCTCTTTATGAAGCTGGTTACAGTAACGTGCTAATGCTCGCTGGATTAGATATTTCTGCCAAGATGATTTCCTATCTTAATACATTCAGCTTAAAAAGAATCATCATCGCCACAAACAACGACAATAACAAAGATGTAAATACTGGAGCTTTAGCTTCTATTAAGGTTGCATCAAAACTATCAACCGTTTTTGATTTATCTTTGATTAAAATTAACCCTCCTCTATGTAATGATTTCGGCGAAATGCTAGAGTGCGATACGGCAACACTAGATAATTTTCGACAATGGCACGAACGAAAAGATAAGTGGAGCTTGGGTGACTCAAAATTTCAAGACTATATACTTAAGCAAATAAACAAAAATGAAAAACTCACAAAAAATACGCATTGCAAAAAATTAATTAAAATTTTAAATGGAAGTTAAACTATCAGCAAGCCGTATTAAAACGGCGCAATCATGCAGTTGGATATACTGGAGTAAGTACAAACAAAAACTTCCAGACACTAACAACGATGGGGCTCGTCGGGGGACAGTGTGCCATAATGTTTTTGAGTTTTTATCGAAGCAAAAAACAAAGACTCACTTTAATAAAGTTGTCAAGGCTAAAGACCCGTTTGCATCTAAAGCAGTAAAGGATTTAATCATGTCCGACGCTTCTGAGCTTGGAGTCACTGATGACGACAATATGAATCTGATCAAAGAGATGATACTCAATGGCTTAGATTGCAACTTCCATGGAGAAGAGTTAGGTATACCAGATGAAGCGCATGCGGAACTAGACTTCGACATCGAACAAAATGGCTACCACATTCGCGGCTTTATTGACCAGTTGTTTTTATATAAAGATAAAAAGATTGCAATCATTCGCGACTATAAGACCAGCAAGAAAAAGTTTGAGGGGAAAGAAAAGGAAGACAATCTTCAAGACTATATGTATTCTCTTGCAGTCAAAACTCTTTTTCCAGAATATGTAAATAGAACATCTGAATTTTTATTTT